GCATGATACTAGCAATCGACTTTGATGGAACGATAGCTGAAGATCGTTTCCCTGAGATCGGGAACCCGATACCACAGGCTTTTGATACTATTTCACACTTTCAGGAAGCCGGTCACAAACTCATATTATGGACATGTAGAACCGACCTGCCAGAACGTGCATACCTTACCGAGGCCGTTGAGTTTTGCCGTAACCACGGTATTGAGTTTGATGCCATAAATGACAATTTACCCGAAGCTCCTTTTATAGACAAAGCAAATTGCCGAAAGATATATGCCGATTATTACATTGATGATAAAGCCAAGTTCCCACTTTGGAAGGCGTATGCAGGAGGAATGATATGAACGAATCAAAACACCGCCAACTGATGGCTATCCTCACTAAAAAAGGATTCGACGCCGATTCCAGACACGAGCTCGTCTATTCGTTTACCGAAGGCCGGACAAAAAGCACCCGCGAACTTTACGATCTTGAACTCACCGATCTTGTCAATCAATTAAATAAGATCGAACATGTATCGAGCCAATTAACCGAAAAAATGGCGCTGAAGGAAAAACGGTCGATAGTACTGACAATAGCACAGCGCACGGGCATACATGAAGGCACCAGCTTCGATAAGTTTAACGCTTTTATGGATGCCCGCAGCATCCTGAAGAAACGGCTCAATAAATACACGCTTGATGAGCTCGACGAACTGATCAGGCAATTCAGGGGACTGGAAGCAAACTTCCAAAAATCGGCTGAAAACGCAGGTACAAAGGCATGGAATAAAGCAAATGGATTTAGTCAAATATCAGACAATTAATTATGAGCGAAGATTTACTCCGGATATTAAAAAACCCACACGCCTCGAAGCAACAATTGCGCGAGGCTTTGGCCACTGCCCTGGGCGTTGAACTAACCGAAAGCAAAAGTGACAAACGGTCTGTTTTTTCGGCATGCAAGGGAGTATTTGAGTTTTGCTACTCTGACTACTCAGGCTTTCCTTATGCCTTTTCAGCAAAGGACGGGGTGGCTCTGGCGGCAATCATCAAAAAAATAGAAGGTTTGGGGGTTGACTCTGATCAGCAGATAATAAAAACCTTTGAAGCTTTGATCAGCAAGCTGCCCGACTGGTATAAAAACAATGCTTTTTCACTTACGGTAATCAATAAAAAATTCAATGAAATCACAACATCAATCAAACGTAGTTCCGTCAACTCAGGGGGCATCAGTGCCGACTATCGCGCTCAGATCGCTCGCGACCTGCTTGCCTAATGTGCTGAATAAAGAATTGCAAGCAGTACGTTCGGTTACCGATGTGCTGAAGGTGGCTGGTGATTACCCGACACTTGGCAAACTAAAGACAGCATACGGCCACGAAAAGGTCGAAGCCTTGATTAAAGAGCATTTAATCCAGATGTCGAAATTGGTAAATTTAGTTCGCCCATTAAACGAGGCTAAAATTGATGCAATTGCGGAGCGCGTTGTTTCAAAGTATGCAGTACTTACGGTTGCCGACATCAATTTTGTTTTTAACTCGGCTATCAACGGCGATTTTGGCATATTCTATGAATCGCTCGATGTTCCGAAGGTAATGACCTGGTTCGCTGCTTATTTTGAAGAAAGATGCAACACGGCAGCCGAAATAAGCCAGACAGAGGCAATAAACGACAAAGGCGGTAATTTCACAAAGAAGTACGCCAAGAAGCTGTTGGATAAAATGGAGAAAATTAAATAGTCTGGCGATAATTAATTATTTTTATATTTAACACTTGTTATTCAAAATCAAAAATCAATCAAAATGAAAAAGTATTTTAAAATAGTTGGAATAGTTTTAGGAGTTGTTATTGTACTCGGAATAGTTGGTTCATTAATGGATGATAAACAAAGTTCTACAACCAGTATCCAGACTGCTGTGAATCCTGAGTATAACATGGCCAATGAACTAAAAAAAGATGCTACTCGTAGAGTTGATAGTTTAAAATCACATTTTAACTATCAATACGATGAGTTCAATAAGATTGGATTTTATACACATAAGAATTTCTCAAACGACAATATTGTAAAAATGAATAAGAAAGGCATTCTTACTTGTTATTGCAATAGTGATGGAGGTAAGTATGTGACAAGTTTTTATATTGGCTCTGATTGGCTAAACCACACACATTTTTTTACCTTAATTAATGATAATAAAATGCCTTCGCAAGTGGTTTCAATCAGTGATAAAAACAACGTAAGGAAGGTTGGAGATGGTTATGTGTTGGAAAATGTGACCTATAAAAGGGAAATTACAAATTTTGATTTAATAGGTATGAATGCTGATAAAGAGATAAAGGTTAGGTTAGAAGGTGATTCGGGTAATGTAGATTTCAGTTTATCTAAACCAGAAAAGCAAGGATTTAAAGAAACATATGAATTAGCCAATGCACTTATGATTTTGAACTCGAAGTAAATCTAATAATTGACTTACTCAAAAATAAGGGCTGCCCAATGGGTAACCCTTATTTTTTTGCTTGACATATATGCACGTGGCTGTTATCTTTGTCAAAAGCCAAAAGTCAACAAATGAGTTATAACCGCAACAACATACTTCAGCGCATGGTTGACATTCAAAAAATTACTCTCGAACACAAAGAGAAAGGTGTGACCCAGAAACACGTTTACGAAACCATTATATTCCCTACCTACAAAATCAGCTTCCGCACTTTTAATGAATACCTGGGCTTTAACGCAAAGGCCGAATTAACCAAAATGCGACATCAAAGGGCAATGGAACCCACATTATTCTAATTCTATTGATGGTTTAATACTCGTGTGTGGCTTGGTATAAACAGGCTGGGCGGTACTATCTTTAAAACTTGTTGTAAAGGTATGTGTAAATACCTGAAGCTGATCGTACCGCTTTTGCCTCTGGGTTCGGATGCGCGTTAGTGGTGCAAAACTCACCCCGGTTTCAACTGGTTCCCCTTCGACTAGCTCAGGATCAGGAAGCGGATCACCTCCGGCATAACCCTTCAGTGCTGTATAAACCTGATTAATTATTGCCATCTGTTGGACATATTTACCCAGCGTTGGCGAATCCTGACGGCCTTGGTTTACTGGCAACACAGCAATGGTAATGCTGATGGTCGCTTTGCCGCTTTGTATTTTCAGAGCCTCGTCTTTCCAGTCAATTTGCTCCAAATCGATCAGTACGGCAGGATAGTCTAAAGGGTAGGCTTTCTCCGGATCGGCCAACTGTCCGTTATCGAAGTCGATGGCATGAAGATCGCTTAATTTATCTCTTAGCCGGTTGGCTATCTGTTGGTAAATGGTGAACATGATTATAAGTTATGAGTTGAAAATTTTATTGAGGCGGTAGGCCAACTCGCGTTCGGTTATCTTTTCGATGTCGATGGTATAACCAAGGTATTTGCGTTCGGGTATTTCGGTCTTAAGCCCACGCCCTGCTTTTCCACCTTTGTTGTGTATTTGGGCATAAGGCACTTTGGCTAAATCGACCCCTAAGCTGATGCGTTTACCCGCAATTCTCGATTTCACGCTGTCCTGCATAGTGCCAATGCCATGTAAAATCCGTTTGCCTTCAGTCCGGGTTGTTTCTTTTTTACGTGCCGGCCATTTACTAACCACTTTGCCATTTTCAATAAAGCCCTGGGCTGAAAAGTTGGCATCTTTCATTTTGACGGCAGCACCGGCAATAATTCGGGGAGCATCGCGCATCAGCTTATCAACTTCAGTCGCATTACGGCGCATATCATCGGCTAAAAATTTCAGGTCGCGAGCCATTTGTATTTGATTTAAAAGTTCTTAACTTTGTTACATCAAAAAAAATAACCTTGGAAACCGCGAGGGGCTGAACACCTCAGGGAGCGACGTAAAAGGTTATTTTTTGTATTTTAATACTCCCACCCTGAAATCTTCAACCTGTTTTATTGACTCCAGCTTATAGAAGCTATCAACCCTACCTTGTTTGTTTACCAACATTACAATTGGCTTATCATCATAGTATTTGATGTAAGTATTGAAAAACTCTTTTCCGAGGTGTGTTTTTGCCCCCTTAAAAATGCCCCACACTTCATCAGGTTTTCCGAAGACATTGGCCGCTTCATCAAAATACTGGTATCGGTCTTTATCCAACATCTTTTGTTTAAGTGCTTGGTCGAATTTGGCCGTAATATCTAGCCGTTTGTCGGTCAGAGTAAACGTTCCGTTCGCTCCCTGACATTCTTTCCACAAGTTTTCGTAATCCTGCCTGTTGGTAATGCTACCCTGATAACTGGCCAGTTTCGAAGGATTGTTATACACTTCAACCGAAGTGCGCATTCCGTAGTGCTTGGTGGCCGATAGTTGCTTTTCAGCGGCATCTTTACTGGCTTTGTAATAAGGGTGACCGTCTTTGGTAAACACCTCCGAAGTACCCACATTATTGCGGAATTCTTTGGGCGTGGTTTTCCCTGCAATTTTTTGCGCCTGTTCGCTGTCGGGTTGGTCTTTTGGTTTCTGGTGGTTATAGTCGCGTTCGCTCAGTTTTTGAACGGTGCAACGGCAACGCCAGCCATTTGGTGGATAATATGAGTTCCAAAACGAATCATCGACCGGGTAAATCAAACCGTTCAACGACTGGTGGGCTTCACGCACACGGCTGTCTTCGCGGGTAACATACTTCAGATATGGGTACCGGTCTTTATCGGCTTCAATATCAACCCACAGACTTCCCATCGTTCCGGCGCGCATCACTTGCTGCCGTTCAACTTCGAGGTATTGGCCGTTGTATTTTTTATTGATCCCGAAAGCCTTTTCTTTGAATTTGCTGAACGGCACAATCTTGCCGTCCTGATAAACCGCATCGCGCAAAGCCATCATTTCGTCGAACGATTTAGCCCCGCTGAACGAAAAGAAGTTGTTTTGCACACGGTTGATCAACTCTGTATCGTTAACCGTCCAGTCCGCGCCATATAGCTCTTTTCCGTACCCTTTTTTATATGACTGCCACAGTCCGTAAGCGGTGAACTGGTATAGTTCGTATGGGATAGTGGTGGCAACGCCTTTGTAAATATCATTCAATACCGGATCAATGAGCGAATCAATAAAATCAGAATCACCTTCGGCTAATGTAATTGTATCATCAGTCAGCCCATCATATAAATTTATGATCGCCCCGGGATCACGACCGGGGCTTAGGCGAAAAAATCAGCCAGGCGTTTTAAAAAGCCATCGTTTGAATCCGATAGCTTTTGTATTGCATTTGGCGGTGTTGCCGCTGCCTTTGGCTCCCGTGCTTTTGCTCCTGTTTTAGGGCGTGGCACATTATAACGGTCATAGAAATATTCCGGATCAATCTCTATAACGTCATTCAGTTTTGTGTCAATCTCAACACGGTCTTTCATTGGGACTGAATCTTCATCAACGTACTTAAATGACCCTTCCCCCGGATTGTATCCGTGTAATTCAAGAAGATTATACCCTTGGGTATTTAATATTCGAATGACAAACCGCCGGTCAGCCTCAAAAATACCTTCTTCACTTTCGGCGTGTACCTCGCCTTTGTAGTTTCCTCCCTGGGCATCAACAGTCATAGTATTTGCCAAAATGATTTTACTCATTTCGTTGTTGCACCAGTCTGCAAAAGTTTCATGCACCCCCTTGCCGCTTTGTGAAGTTTTATTTTCTACAAAGTCGATGCTGCACGTGTCAGGCATGGTGATTGAGTTGGCCGACCCGGTCTCGTCCATTGCCTCATTTAACTCTTTCCGTGCGTTGCTGTCATGAGCCGGGAATTTTCCGACCCGGAGCGGGATGCCGAATATTTCACAGAAGGTTGCCCAATCACCAACATCTCCACGCTTGTAAATCACATAAGGCGCACACTTCAGCAACAATCCCAAATCATCTTCACGGCCAGCGATTAGGGTGTATGGCGGGTAAGGTGGAAGGGTGTAATCTATTCCGGCATTCAGCGAGTCACTTTCCTTGTATTTGTACTTATGCCGGGTTGGCTCCACGTGGCGGCGGTCAATCAGGGTTACCTTTGGCGTGCTCACTCCAGGTTGGGTAATATCGACCCAACACAACGAATAACCGTACAGCTTTGATTCGATAATGTACCGGAGCAAATTTTCAAATGCTTCAGTTTCGATAAGGTCGGCAACCAGCTCGTTTTCTTTTCCTTTAGCCTGAAAGATCAGCGGAGTATTCAAAATGTTGAGTATCCGTTTTTCTGTAATGGCCGTCAGGTGACCGTCGAGCATGATGTCATGATAAAGGTTCATGAGTTTCGAGCGGTCGGGATAGTCGGGGTCTTCAGCCGATTTAAGGGCTTGTTTCCACTTCGAAATATCTTTGTTCGTGCGGTCGTACGATGCTATTTTGATTGCGTATTCTGCTGCTTTGGTTGCCATAATGGTTACATGTAATTGTTTCTTTTTGTGTTTCCTGACCGGCTGATCTGGGTTGTTGGTATTTCGGTTTCGGTTTGCCCTACCAGTTTAGCGCCTTCTAAAATGAATTTTCCGGATTGTATTTTATCCAGGAGTTTTACTACATCCTCGTACTCCAGCCTGATCAGTTCGGGCATGGTATTACAGGCTTTGTGAAGCTTGTAAATGGCTATTGTGCGGGCAATGGCCAGTATTGTATTGTTTCGCGCTTCATCGGTTTTGCTGAACAGGTCGGTGCTGTCATAACGGGTACACACGTAGCCGTTAATTTCGTCCTGGGCTTCGCTGCAAGCGGTTGCTATCTTCGTATCATCGGCACGTGTGATGCCCGAAAGGATTTCGGTATAAATGTCCTGTGACAGGTCGGTTTTTGTAATGAATGGCATGTTATGGTTATTTTTAGAGGGCGACCACAAAGGGTCGCCCCTACGTTACATCCTGTTATTTCTGCGTTTTTTGTGAACTTTTACCTCGTTGCGTTTTTCGCCTTCGTAAACCACGAATTGCGACAGGTACGAAATGGCCTGTTCGTCAGCATCAGGACTGTCATCGTGCGTACTGTAGCCCGGTTCAATCCCTTTAAGTTGGTACAATCCTTCATTCATATCGTTATTCGCGAACTCAGCTTCATCGTAATAAATGCGCCTATTTTGATAGTATGGGTGGAGCCTGATAATGCGGTTGTATTTTTGCCCGGCTTTCTTTGGATTTTCAGAAACCACAATGTTTAAAGGCCGTTTATATTCCATTTCAACCAATTTTAAAGCATCAATTACTGGCTTGTTCCAAAATTGCTCTTCAACCCTCCAGTGCATAACAACCTTTTGGGGAAGCAGTTTTTCATATTCGTACATGAACCTTATGGCATCCTCCATTTGACACTGACGTACAAATGCTTTGAAGCACCAAAAATTAAAACCGTCTAGCCCCCAGCATTTAACTGCGTTGTAGTCATTTTCACCAGAATAGGCGACATCCCAAAACCCTACGATGTGTTTGAAGTGATCCATACGCGGTCTTTTTCCCCACTGGATCATTTCATCTTTAAAGATTTTGCCTTTTATAAGTTTTTTGTGGTTATACTCTGCCTGACATGATATAGAACCGTCATCGGTTTCCAGTTCCTTGTAATAATTGTTATCGTATTTTTCCGGCCATGCAGGCTCAAAAGTCTCTTCGTTGTAGGCTTCAACTAAATCTAAGTCCCAGTTAGGGTGTTTTTTCTCAAGTTGGTTTTGAATACTTCGAGGCCATGGGTCATTGTTTGGGTGTAAGTAGCGGCGGGTGTCGCCATCCATTGTCTTTAACAATGAACCTTCGATCCATTTAATAACTTTATCCTGGCGTTTCGGGTTGACGGCGGTTTCTTCATCTTCAAGATCATCACAAACAATATAATTCGGCCTTATCGCCCCTTTACGCAAACCGCGCGGGCTTTGACCCATCCCAAGGGCTTTGCCAATAAATCTGCCGTCTTTTGTTTGGAAATCGCCTTGTTCCCAACTGCCACGCAAAACCTGATCTCCAAAATAGTGTATGATCCGTTGGTTGCTTTCGAATTCAGCCTGAACATCAGAAAGCAGCGTTTCTGCCATGTCGAGGTTGTTGGCCACAATAACTTCGTAAACTGATTCTCCATTAATCCATAACCAAATCGGAATAATTGTATCGCACCAGACTGATTTAGCAAGTCCGCGCCCCCATCGTACCAGGCGACGAATCTTTTTATTTTTAAGTACAGCCTTTGCAAGTCGAATATG